CCGGACTAGGGGAGCTTTGTTGGAATAAGGCACTTTGCGAGGAAGGTAACGCTTTGGTTAGGTCGGCCATAAATCCAAGTTGCTGGAACGGTTGCTGGTAAGCAGCCTGTTCGGCAGCAAACTGCGCATTCAGCACGTTCTGTGCTTGTTGCTGTTGAGTGCCGCCATAGCCCATAAGTTGTGAAGCGTCAAAGGCTCGTTGCTGTTGAGCTTGTTGTCCAAGACCGGCTTGCACCTGTCCCAACGCACCTAACCTGCCGCCAAGTTGTCCCGCCTGACCGGCTAATGCGCCAATGCCCTGTGCCATTTGACCTTGTTGTCCAGCCATTGCAGCAAGTTGTGCTACATCAGCCTGACTAAGTTGACCGTATTGCAATCCTAGCTGGCCCCCAGCTTGTGCGCCGCGTTGCGCCATCTGTGCTGCAGAGAGACCTAGCTGGCCGCTTTGTAGGGCTGCCTGTTGCCCCATAGCACCGGCCTGTAGTCCCGTCTGTCCGCGTAGCTGTTGCGCTGCTAAACCGCTTTGTGCCAACGCTCGTGCGTTCGCTGCAGCCTGTTGTTGAGCGGACATACCTAATTGAGCACCCGTACCAGCTAACTGACCCGTGAGTCCTGCACCCTGAAGTTGTCGTCCTTTGGACTGTTCAAAAGCTTGCTGTGCCTGTTGTGCAGCCTGTTGATAACCTTGGCTTCTAAGTTGTGCCCCGGTCCGTGCTTGTTGTTCTAATACATTTCGACCTATTTCAGCTTCCTGAATAGCACCCCTGGAACCTCCAAAGGCTCCTGCTTTTATTTGTTGCCCTCTAGCTTGGCGTTTTTGCTGTTCGCCTAATCGAGCGATTTCAGCCTGTTCTGCGTCAATAACTTGTTGTGTATACGGGTCCATAAAAGACGCGATGCCGCCCTCTGCCGCTGCAGGGTCAAAACGACCTGCTACGTCAGTGAGTTGTTGTTGTGCTGCTTGTACGCCACGTTGTCCACGTTGTGCTGCTTGTATGCCGCCTCGTGTTGCCGCGCCAAGTTGTCCACCAAGTGCCTGTGCAGTGCCCAAAGCACCGATTCCCACATCACCAGCTAGAGCCCTAGCTTGTTCAGCACCTTGACCTAAACGAGCTTGCGCATCCGAAGCGGCCCGTCGTCCGAGTTGTTCGGCACCCTGTAGTCCAGCCATTGCTGCGTCACGAGCTTGATAAGGTTGTCCTCTTGTAGCAGCCGCCAAAGACTGTGCATCACGCAACGTGCTCATGCCAAGGCGCTGTCCTTGCATGGCTTCCTGTATGGCCGGTAATGCTCCGCCGGTTATTGCAGCTTGCCCGGCCTGTGCTGATTGCAACGCACCTTGCAAATAAGGCTCATAGCCGCCAATCCCGGACCTTAATATATTCCCAGCAGCTAACTGGTCTGCGGTCATGCCAGCAACGGCTTGCGTCGGAGGTAATATCCCCTGATCCGTGATGGTCTGCATGTAATCTCGGGCCTTGTTGTAAAGGCCAAGTTTGTACGCGGCTATTGCCGGGTCTTCGTAGACATATTGCCGGGTTATTTGTTCTTCAGTTGCCATTAGGCCATCGCCTCAAATTGATTCATCATTTGATACATGTTACGCATACCCGCTTCACGGCTACCGTTTCCTGCGCCTCGCACTGCTTCAGCAGTCATTACAAACTCGCCATCAGAAAGCATGGCGGGAATGTCGTCAGAGGTTTCTGTGCCGGGTCCAGATATTCTTCCTATACGTGGTGGAAAATCTTCTATGTTCATGCCGCCGCCGTTAGCTACCCCAATTGTTCGGGGCTGTGATTGATAACCCATGTTATACAAAGGTTGAATTTCATAAGCCCCATACGAACCAGCGCCTCTAGGGGTAATTTCAGCACCACCAAACGGATCATACTGTTCAGGGTTTGCTTCAAGCAAAGCCAAAGCTTGACTTATGCCCTCTTGAGACATGTCAAGAGATTCTGGGTTTTCCTGCCCTTGCAAAGCATCGATAGCCATAACTCCACCAATAGCCGGGCCAAACTTTCTAACAAAACCTCCGATTCCAGTAAGCTCGGCCGCGGCTAATTCTCTTGCAGTTGACCTCACCAATGCTTGAGGAATTTCTCCTCTGGTTGCCATGCCTTGTGCAATTTCTAACGCTTGCCGTTTAACACTCAATTGTGGAGCAAAAAGTTCCTTCATGCCTTCAACCGGCCTAAATTCTCCGCCGATTCCAACAATTTTTTGCGCACTTTCCCTCATGCCCGGAACTGATATTTCAGTAAGAGTTTTAGAAACGTCAACTTCAGGGCCTACACCGGTAGCACTCTCCGCGCCACTAACCTCCGCCCCTCCAACAGTACCTGCTGTACCTTGAGCGGTATCCGTTGTAGTCCGCACAGGGTCAAGGGACATTTGATTTTGTTGGGCTTGCCTTCGAGCAAGTTCGCGCGGCGTAAGATCTCTTCCTGTGATGTCGGCAGTGTCCAATATTTTGGGCTCTACTGTCGTAGTGCCATCAGCAAAAGTTGTCTCAATCTGAGTGCCCGTATCTACTTTGGCAACAATAGTTTTCGGCCCAACTGTTCTTGACGGAGTCACCAAGTCAATCCCGTCAACCTTTTGCAAAGCAGTGCCAACACCGCCCGGTCTGGGCGTTCCTGACTGTAAAACAGTTTCTCTAGCAGCTATTTGTTCTGCTGCCGTGCCATCTGCAGGTAATCCCTCAAAAGTTAAAAACTTTGCAGGTTGAAATTGTACGTTTTGTGAAGCCAAAATTTGATCAAGGCTCATGCCTTTGTTTAAGCCTTCGTTTACAATTTGTTGTATCGCGTCTCCAGTCATTCCATCTGCAGCAAGTTTGGTGCTTAACGCTTCTAATTTAGAAGCAGCCGTAACCGCGTCGGGGCCTGTTCCAAAAGCTGCCCCCGCATCAATAGCTGGGCCGCCCGCTGCCGACAAAGCGTCTGCAGCGGCAGAAGAGGCTGCCGCTTGCGCCCCTGCAGCTTTACCTGCCGCAGTAGCTTCAGCAAACGTTCGAGTAAATCCTCCAGACCCTAAAGCACCTTCTTTAGCGCCAGCCAAAAACGTACCGCCTTCTTTGACTGCGGATATACCACCACCAATGGCGTTCATAGCACCTGCCGTCAATCCACTTAAAGCAGCCGCTTTGAATGCGTCTTTAAGGTTGCCGCCTTGTATCAAGGTTGCAATACCGCTGCCCAACGAAGCGCCCAAAGGACCTAAGAAAATAGCTCCTACGATGGGTAATACAACCGATACAGCCTTTTTAAGAAACTTACCCAGTTTTTTGAACAGTTTTTTAAGAAAAAACTCAGGTTGCCCTGTAACTGGGTTAATTGAATTCAGTTCGTTACCAACAATATAACGCTCTGGCTCAAGTCCCATGTCGCGCATTTGTCGGAAGATGTTCTCTTTTAGTATAGGATTTTTGCGAAAGACCTCCATCGGGATAACCGTCTCGCCTTCCGCAGCGTGAACCATAAATTCGTCTTCATGGCGTCCGTATTCAGCAAGTTTGTCAGCTACTTGCTTAACCGATGCAATACCACCAGAAGGTAATTCATCATCGTCATCGTCATCGTCAGCAAACATACCCTCTCGGGCTGTAAGAAAAGTTGCGATACCGCCCGCAGGAATTTGGACAGGTTCTATGTCATCAAAGTCTTCGAACTCGTCGTATTTTAAAGCTGCTTCTGCCATCTTTTGTTATACGCCCTCTCTATAATGTCACAACTATTGAACCGCCCGTGATCACCTGAACAGTTCCTATGCCACCTGTGGCGCTTAACCCCGACGTAGACGGAGAAGATAGTTCGACCCAAGCCGATCCAGTGTACACCTGCAAAGACCCGACAGTCGTATTCCAGATTACATCTCCCGCCTGAAAGTCGAATTTATCGAGTTCTGCAGCGGTAAACTGCGGAGTAGAATCCGGATCAAAAGAGTCTAAACTTATTTCCAGTAAACGTACAGTCCGATTGAACGTTTCTGGGGGCACATTTTCTCCTACAACGAAGGGTAATCGGCCCTGTAAAAGCTTGCTCATCTGCGGCCGTTAGGCTGTAAATCTAACCGGGTAGCGCCGACCCTGAAACCAACCCCCTCACGAATTCCAACAGCAGCATCGTCGTCTGATTCAAACCGCAAAGCAGCTTGTCTGGCACGAGCCCGCATGTCTATTTTTGTCGTAGAAGAGGTGAAACTGGTTGTCTGGTCCGTGCTCAACGAATCGCCCGGAAAGTTACGTTGTTTCAGCACCACGTTAATTTGTTGACTCGTACCACCGCTACCCGTGAACTTTACGTCAGGGATCATGCGCCTGATAAACTGGAATTGTTCGCCGTCTCCAATGTCAAAGTCGGCAGACTCAATGTACACGTTGTCCATAGGAGATCCATCGTTATCGTTCCCCGTCTCGTGCTGGTACAAATACGGTGTAGAACTGTCTTTACCCGTAGCCCGTGGAAAAGCAACAATGCCTTCGTCCAACCACGCAGTTCTCTCCAACTGACCAATAGCCCAGGATTGCTCCACATAATTGTACGTGACGTATCGGTCAATAGCCGTAGAGTCGGCGGAACAATAAAACCAACCAACCTCGTTGAATTGTTTATTCAAAAAACCAAAAAACTGATAAGCCTGACCTTCGTTCGCATCATCAAAGACATAAGAATGAACACTGCACGGCACAGGACTCACTGCCCCGGTGTACGTGTAAAACCCCTTTTTGTCCATCCAGAACACCCCTGCTGGAGTGTTAACCGTTGCGTTCGGACCAATTAAACTTACACCTTCGTTGATGAGGTTCAAACCAAACGTGAGCGGAGGACCAACAAACTGTAAACTGTAAAGAGCTACGTCTGTCCAGATTAAAGTTTCCTGTCGCGCTCTAAGGCCGCCTATAATTTCAGAACCCGCAGAACACCTCAATGAACCCGCAGTATTGTCTGACCTTGGCTGCCATTCAGCAGGGTTTTCCTGATCAGAAAAAGCAATAAGCAACGGATCAATAGACCCCGTTCTAGCCGTACCAGCGTCGTTGATAGGGTCAGAACCCAACACAATTACGTGTCGATCCACGTCTGATACCAAAACCTGTAAGCCTTTGGTGGGCGCAAAGTTTGCACCGGTCAAAGCAGTCAAAGCCACCGCACGGTCTGTACCCAAGGTATTTGCACTGCTGTCGTAATAAAATATTCCACCAGCACGGACACAGGACAACAAGTCTTCGCCAAAACTGTCCAGTGACCACAAACGCAACTGGTTCAGGTTACTCAATGAACTGGTAGAGCCCCACGTGCCTCCACCCCACGTGCCAGCACCCCAACCCGTACCGTCAACAAAGACATCCAGACCTACGTTGATTTGATACGCGCCAACAGTAGACCCGCCGCCGTTACCACTGTCACTAGCGTTTGCAGTAACTGTTGCACCACTTGTGTCTTTTGCTGTAATGGTATAAGTGCTAGTGGAAGGAACCGTAGCTATTTCATACTCTTGATTCAAAACCGCTGCAACGACGTTACCACCTAAAGACGCTGCGCCTGAAAAAGTAACAAAATCGCCTTGTGACGCCCCATGCGCGGTATCGGTAACCGTTAACGTGCTTGACCCGTTGGTCGCGGAAAAAGTTACGTCACCCGCACTGGTGGTGCTTCGAATAGGGGTAATATCGTTAAAATTGGTGCCTTCCTGTATGTAAAGCTTAGTCCGTGTGCCAAGGCCAAGAAGCTTTGTGCCAGCTAGATCAACCCAACCTAATAGTTTCCTGCCAGTTCCGTTATAAGAAGTTTGTATTACCTTGGTCCAGCCACCTATTTTTTCTGGAAATCCTTTACGAAAACGAACCAGATTGCCGTCAAACCAGCCGCCTTCTGCGCTGTAATCAGTGCCTTCCTTGTTGATTCCAGGGTTAAATAAAAACTTTTGTAAAGCCATTAGGCTTGCTTCCAATCTAAGTTTTCAAACATCAAAGCCTCTGCTGTGCGTCTGCGAACCAACCCTTCAAGGACTTGTCCACCAGCGCGATTCCAACGTTTCATTTCATCGGGCACACGGTCAAACTGGCCTCCGTTCAGAACTTTTAACAAAGTGCTTTCGCCAAGGTTGGTTGGGCCAAGATTGTATACCCATGCAACTAAAGCATCGAACTCGTGTTGCTCCAAATCAACCTTGACCATGTTGTTAATGTAGCCTTCATATTCGTCCATTTCGTCCGCAAGCATCGTTTCGGCGTCTTCAATAGAGCAGGTTTGACCCTCTTCCACGCCTTTGGTATGTCCATATCCTATGGTCCACACACCAACACTGTCTTGGTAGGCGGTGGTTTCGCAACCTTCAAAATGTTTTATAAGCTCTAACCCTTCGCTACTGATCTTCATTAGACACCTCTTCGTCTAGGTCTCGATAATATTTTAAGATACTAAGTACCTGTCGCAAATACCTTTTTACTTCTGCCATGTTGGTAGAAAGGTTTTCATAACCCTTGGTTGTAAGAGCGTACCAGACATTTGTAGGCGCGTTGCCTTCGTTTAAATCATCAAGGTAGGTTTGCATAAGTTCCGGGTTCAATACTGTCCACTCTACCGGCACCGGGACTATTTCATTTGGTAAAGGCGGGTGATAAACAGGGGCTTTTTCAACAACGGTTACTACCTCAACAGGAGCAACTTCCGGAATATCCCGACTTGAGCCAAGTATAGAACATCCACTAGCCAGCAGAAGTATTAGTAACAGGCTTAGTTTCATCAAATTGATACGGATTGGTGATTGTTTGAAGTTCATTTAACACCTGTTTTGTGCCTTTATTGATAATGTTTTCAATAAGTTTAGGCTTTCTGACTGACAGCACATCGAGCGAGTGCCGCGAAAACTTTTTTCTAATATCTGTGACCTCATTTTGCGCTTCTATGTTTTCTTTCTGTAGCCGCTCTACTTGAGCAAGCATAAGATCATGATTCTTAATAGTTTGTTTCAGGTTGTCGTTTTGGTCTTCAATAGTGCTTTCAAGCGTTTTTTGGTTTTGAATTGATTGTTCAAGCCTTATTTGAAACGCATCCAATTCAGCTTGTGATTTGTCATAGTAAAGTTTGAACGCTCCAAGTGTAAACGCCAAAACCAACCCTAATCCCGCACTAATTTGCCACATAATTCACTCTTGGTTGTGGGTTTTTAATTGTTGTTGTCGAATCCGCTCTTGAATTTTTTTTTACTTTCGGTTTTTTGCTGTGCTTGTTTCGCCATAATTATACCAATATATCAATCATTTAAAGATTAATATAACCCCTCCGATCAAAATAAATGCACACAACAGGCCGATTGCCGTAACGCCCATTATAACCCAAATTTGTTGGATCATTTTTTTCCTAGCAGCAGCTCTCGCCTTAATCGCTTCCATCTGCCGTTTGTGGTTAGCTTTCTGCCTAGCCTTAGCTTCATCCCATCGTTGCAACAAAGCTGGATCATGTATCACTAACATATCATGCAATGATTTTTCCCACTGATCGCGTCTATGTTTAATGCTTTCGAGTTTTAAAAGTTCTTGAGATGACAGGTTATTGATAATCGAGTCTTTCTTTTCGCGCTCAAACGAGTCCAAGGCATCACTAAAACCTTGCATCAATTCAACAGCTTTGCTGGCCCCATCGCCAACCTCATTTAACTTGTTTATTGCGGTCGATATTGTAGACAGGATCGCACCTGCCGCTGCTACGCTTTCAATTATCATAGTAAACCTTTAAGGTTTACGCGACATATAGGCCGTCGCTCCGAAATACAGACCTATGATGCTGGCTTGACTAAGGAACAACATATCACTCAGTGAGG